AATTAATTTATGGACTGTCTCAAAAGGCACTCAAACTCTTACGCAAGGAACTTCAGAGTATACATTAGGTTCAGATATAATTGATTTAATTGAATACACTATAAGAACTAATGCAGGAGATTCTAGCAGACAAAATGACATACCAATTACTAGAATTAGCAATTCTACTTATTCAACCCTTCCTAGTAAATTAACTCAAGGAAGACCTATTCAATTATGGATAAATAGACAAAGAGAAGCTCCTGTAATTAATTTTTGGCCAGTTCCTGATGGAGCTGATACATATACTTTTGTATATTATTATTTAAGAAGAATTTTTGATGTAGGCGATTCAGCAAACAATAATGCTGATGTTCCTGTAAGATTTTTACCAGCTTTAATAGCAGGTCTTGCTTTTCATATTGCTATGAAAAGACCTGAACTTGCTGATAGAGTTGTTTTATTAAGAGAATATTATATGGAGCAATTTGATTTAGCTGCTCAAGAAGATAGAGTAAAAGCATCTTTTCAATTTGTTCCTTATAGTTATAGTTATGGTGAATAATGCCTAAATACGCTACAGGAAACCATGCATTTGGATTTTGTGACAGAACAGGTTTTCGTTACAAATTAAAAGACTTAAAACAAGAATTTGTTGGCGGTAGCAGAACAGGATTTTTAGTCGGAAAAGATGTATGGGATAAAGATCAAGGTCAAAACTTTCAAGGTAGATATAAATTTATTGATGCACAAGCATTACCATTTGCTAGACCAGATCAAAATTTAGAAGAAAGCAGAAGAATGTCTGCTTTTGATCCTGTAGGAAATGGCAATGGTGGGGGAGGAGGTAATTTAATAATTACTGCTAATATTGGTACAGTTACAGTTAATACGGATTAAAAATGGCGTGGACATATACAACATTAACACAAGCAATAAAAGATTATGCAAATACATCTGAAACAACTTTTTCAAATAATATATCTAATTTTATTCAAAGTGCTGAAGATAGAATATTAAGAACTTGTCAATTACCTGTATTTAGAAAAAATGTAGAAGGAACTATGTCAGGAGGAACTCAATATTTAACAGCTCCTTCAGATTACTTAACTCCTTTTTCTTTATCAGTAACAAGCGGAGGTAAACAAGATTTTCTTCTTTTAAAAGAAGTTGCTTTTATAAGAGAAGCATATCCTAATGCTACTACACAAGGAGCACCAAAATATTATGCTTTATTTGATAATGATACATTTATATTAGCTCCAACACCAGATCAATCTTATGTTACTGAATTACATTACTTTTATAGACCTACTTCAATAACAACTACATCTGATGGAGAATCTTGGTTAGGAACTAATGCTCCAGAATGCCTTTTATATGGAAGCATGGTACAAGCAAATTTATTTTTAAAAGGTGAAGCTGATATGCAGCAATTGTATGAAAATCAATACCAGGAAGCGTTAGCAAGACTAAGAAACGAATCAGCTGGAAAAAACATGCAAGACAGTTATAGATATGGCCAACCAAGACAAATTGTAGAATAGGTAAATTTATTATGGAATTTAATTTAGGAACAGTAACAGTTAACGCAACAAACAATGAAGGTCTTTCTCCTGAACATTGGGCAGAAAGAGCTACTGAAAATATAATATATTATTCAGAAAATCTCGATCCTGTGTTGCAAGTACAGGCAAAAGAGTTTAAAAAAAGAATATATGAAGTAATATTAAGCAATATAAAAAACGCTGTGCAATCAGACAGAACTACATTAATATATACTTTAGAAAAAGAAGGTCACAAGTGTGGCTCTGATATCATAAGGAGAATGTAATGGCAATTACTCAAGCAATGTGCACATCTTTTAAAAAAGAACTTTTAGAAGGTGGACATAATTTTAAAACATCTGGTGCAGGTGGAAACGCTTTTAAAGTTGCTCTGTATACAAGCTCTGCTACTCTTGATGCAAGCACTACAGTTTATAGCTCTACCAATGAAACAAGTGGAACAGGTTATACAGCTGCAGGAAAAGCCCTTACAAATATTACACCAGCAACAGGCGGAACTACTGCTTGGGCAGATTTTAGTGATGTTACATGGTCAGCTTCATCAATTACAGCTAGAGGAGCTTTAATTTATAACACAACCAATAGTAATACTGCTGTTTGTGTTTTAGATTTTGGTGCAGACAAAACATCTACAAGCGGTGATTTTACCATCCAAATGCCAACTGCTGATGCTACAAACGCTATAATAAGGTTAGCTTAAATGCCTCATTTTAGTTTAAAAATAGCAGATCGTGTTAAGGAAACCACAACAACAGCAGGAACAGGAACTATAACTCTTGCAGGTGCTGCTGATGGTTTTCAAGCATTTTCAACATTAGGTGATGGTGCTAGAACACAATATGCTATTATAGACTCTGGAAATAATACATGGGAAACAGGAATAGGAACTTATACAAGTTCGGGAACTACTTTAACTAGAGATTTTGTTTTTGAATCATCTAGTTCAGGATCAAAAGTTAATTTTGGTGCTGGTGAAAAAAATGTTTTTGTAACAATGCCAGCTGATAGAGCAGGCGTTCTTTCTGCTGTAGATATATCTTCGGCTTCAGGAACAGTTGCAGGTTCACAAAGTGTAATACCAGAAACAACAGGTGGCTTTACATTAGGTGCAGTTTGGGTAGGAAATAGCACAACAACAATTAGCGGAACTGTTGTGGTTTTTGATAATGCAACATATATGTTAGCAGATAGTGCTTATACAAATGAAATATCGCCTTTTTGGGTAGATGGAACAATATCTTCTATTTCTGTTGCAATAGGAGAATTTAATGTAGCAGGAAATGTTACAATAAATGGAACTGTAGAAGTTATTGACGCAACACAACACGCTGTACTAAATTTAGGAAGTACAGTAACTTTAAATTAGGAATAAAAAATGGCTACATTAACAGTTGATCAAATACAATATAATGGAGGAACTGCATTAACTCTTCCAACAGCTTCTCCTACAGCAGGACAAATGTTAAAAACAGACGGGTCTGCTAATTTAGGATGGAAAGATAGACTTCAAAAAGCTAGTAATGCTTCTGGTTCAGTTACATATAATATGCCAACAAATGTTGTTAATGGAAAAACATTAGGAACTGATGGATCGGGAACACTTACATGGCAAACTGTTGCTGGCGATCCTACAACAGTAGGAACGCATACTGGAATGAGATTAGCGGATAAAATAAGTTTTAATAGCACTAGAGCAGACGGAGCTAGTGGTTCTACAGCAAGTGTAAATATTGCTAATTCTTTTAATCTTTTAATACCAAGCACTATTAACGCAGCAGATGTTCAAGCATATTTTTTAAAATGCTATGGTTATCAATACGCTAGTAGTTCAATGTTATATTGTCTTCCAATAGATAAAGATGGAACAACTTTAAGTGCAGGTAATAATCAAGGAACATACTGTCGCTATTCTTCTTATAATAGTGGAAATGGTAATAATAATGAAAACAGCACTACTCGTATACCTTTAAGTTTGGGTCCATCTAATACTTGTGCAGCAGTTGAAACTTCTAGGGGTGATTTTAATGAATGGGGAAGTAATAATTATAAAAAATGGGGGTTTTGTGAATTTCAATACTATAATTCTAAAGGACATCCTTCTTGGTCATCTCAATTTATGGAAGGATACAGTAATTCTAACTACCATGATCAATGGGGTTGTGTAAGAGGTAATGCAAATTATACAAATACATCAAATGCAGGATGGACTACTGATCATGCCGCAGGTTTTCAAATATATAATAGTGGTACAGTTAATTTTGTAAGTGGTGTATTTGAGTTATATTATACATTGAAAGACGGAGTTTAATATGAGCACATTAGTAGTAAATAGTTTAAAAAATTCTACTGGATCATCCCCAACATTAACATGGCCCACAGCAGATGGTACAGCAGGACAAATTTTACAATCAACAAACGGAACAGGTACATTAGCTTTTGATGGAGCTAAAATGGAAGCACAAGATGGAACGGATTTAACCTTTCCTGATTCAGCAGCTACCAATGACTTATTTAAAACAGATGCTTCTGGAACTTTAACAACCTATCAAGCAAGTAATCCTTATGTTCAAGGGGATCACGATGGTATAAAGCTTTTAGATCGTTATATTTTTGGATCACAAACTGGAGGAACAAACGCAGTATCATGTGATTTAGCTGTTCCTTCAACTATTACAGCTTCTATGTATGATACTATTGAGTATTTTGTATTAGTTATTCGTAATGTTCAAAAAGGAAATTCTGGTACTTGGAATCCTTTTGTAAGATATATAGATGTTGACGGATCGTATTGGGATTCTCAAACATCAACTCCATATGCTTTTACTCCATATATAGCTTCTTCAAGTTGGACTTATACAAATCGTAGCCCTAATATGGGAAGTATGAAATTTAATATATTTCAAAATGGAATTCATAATACTTACAATCCAAGCAATAAAGATTTATTTGTTGATACAGATACTGGCGGTAATGCAGGTAATTATAAATCAGTTTCTAATAATTGTTTAAATGGTGAAATATGGATAACAGCAGGTTCACAACCAACAATGTGGCAAAAAGATATGGAGGGTTATTGGAGCTCTAGTTATCCTTATCGTAGATATGAGCATTCTTATTTTAATTTTGTTCCAGATAGTTCTCATAGTGGTACAGGAAAACACCCTATGGGTATACAATTTGGTAACGATGCTGGAGATAATTTAACTAGTGGATTTGTAGAATTGTATGGTGGCTTTAGAGATGGAGTATTAGAATAATGGGTAAGATAGTCGTAAAAAAAATACAATCACAGGCTAGTAATACTGCTTTTACAATACCATCTAGTGATGGTTCAGCTAATCAGGTTATTAAAACAGATGGTTCAGCTAATTTATCTTGGACAGATAAAGCGGCTTCAGTAGCAAGTAATTCAGGTATTTCGTATAATATGCCTGCATCAGATGGAACAAGTGGTCAAGCACTTAAAACATCAGACGCACTTGGTAATACAGTTTTTGGTAATACTCCTCAAATGCCATTAACAACACCTGATGGAAATCATCAAGCATATAGGTTAGTTGATAAGTATATGTTTGGTAACGATAGTGGAACAGCAGGTAATCCAAATACTGCATCTAGTGTAACTTTAACTGTTCCTTCTAGTATTACAACAACACCATCAGATGTTCTTATTCTGTGGTTAAGAATTACTGGATATAGTATGAATGGTACAGGTCAGGAATATGGAAGAGTCGCAATGAAAAACCAAGCTGGCACTACTTCTTTAGTCGGTTCTGGAACTAATTATTGGGCACATTGGTATTCACATATGTATCAAGGAGGCAATCATCTAGGTAGTAACAGCTGGTCTCCAGGTAATACAGATATTTATGCATGGGGTGGTTCTCAGCATTATGGTTATTCAAACTCAGGTGAAGGAAGATTTAGGATTCCTAGTACCACTAATACAAACCATAATGGAGTGGAAATGAATTTTCATTATATTAATAACAAGCAATTCCCTCAAACATACCAACCTGATAATTACACAAATCAGGGAACAAGTGGTAATTATTATGGAAAGGTAGGAAGATCAAGTGCCGTTCCTTATAATAATGATATAATGCATAATTCTACAGATAATCATTCTATGGGGTTATCATGGAGTAGCGGTGGACAAACATTTAGAGATGGTGTTTTTGAATTATACGCATGGTTTAAAGATGGCGTAGTAGGGTAATGACAACTGTAAAAACTAATAATGTAGAGGGAACTCAAAACGATTTAACTCTTAAATCAAATGAATCTAATGCTTCTTCTAATTTAGTTTTACAGTCAGGTACATCAGGGAATGTAAAATTTAAACAAAAAGATTCAGCAACAACATTTACCCTTCCCGCAGAAGATGGCACTTCTGGATCAAAATTAATTACAGATGGTAATGGTGTTTTAAGTTTTGAAGGTGCATCAGGCGGAGGCGGAAGCGGTCCTATTTTACCAACTACAGAAAAACTTATAAAAACATGGGATTTTGATAATTACCAGCTTACAGCTCCTCTTTACGGAACAACTGGATTAGAATGCGTAGTTCCTACAAGCCAAGCCGCAACTCCTGATTTAATAGAACAATTTATATGGAAATTTGAAAATGTAAACTTTGGTGTTGATGCACAGGCAAATAATGTTCAAGGTGATTTTACAACTTGGATTGCTCCAATAAGTTCTACAGGAGGAACTCCTATTTTAGATAACACAAATGCTCAATATTATACTTATTGGTCAGAATTTAATAAATCAGTAGGAAATTGGCAAGCTAGAGGCTCTAATTATAGCGGAAAAGATAGAACACATAGTGTAACTGGAGGAAGTTATGCCTGTAATGATTATGGATTATATATAACTGGCTCATCAGGTTATGGATTAATATATACTTCTAATACTAGCAGTAGTTATCACGGACCAGGAATTGATGCTAATCCTTTTACAGATCGTACTACTAATGCTGGTCTACATAATAGAACTAATCTTACTGGTTATGTAAAAATTTATAATACAGCTTCAATACCTGATGTACATTTCCATTATAGATGGAATGAACCAAATGGAAATAACCAACAAAAAATATGTATGATAGACGGAATTGGTTATAATTATATAAGTAGTAATAGTAATGTATATCCAGTTACAACTGGACACGCTCAAGGATATAAATTTCATTTTTTACCTTATACTTATAGTAATAGAGAAACTACAGGTATTGTTAGTGGTAGAATAGAATTATTTGTTAGATTAAAAGAGGGTGCTCAATCACCTTCTGTAACTTAATATGTTGATTAATTAATTATATTAATGTAAAAAATAAAAAAGGAGTAAAAATATGGCTTATCAACAAAGTGATTTTGAGGTTTTTTCAACAAGACCAAAAAAAGCTGTGAGAAATTCTGATGGTGTTAG